ACCATATTTTTCCATATGCAGTTCGAAAGTTTGGAGGTAGCGGCGCCAGGGAGGTTGTGCTACCGTACCGATTGTCCCCCTGACCGTCATTAAGAGGCCGCACATGACCGCACGAAAGCCGAACCATCTGAAAGCCCTATCCGGTACGATACAGCCGTGCCGGAGCCAGACAGGCGCCATGGTGCTGGACGAAGCGCCTCTGGACGAATGCCCCCCGGCGCCCCCGTGGATGCCCAACGCGTTTGCGGTTAATGAGTGGGACCGGATCACCCCGATACTCCAGATCAATAAGTTGCTGACCCCCTCGACGCTGCAATCGCTCGGGATTCTCTGCGCCTGCTACGGCAAAATCGTGCAGACCTACGCGGCGGGGTCGCAGCCCACCTCGAGCGACCTGGCGCAGTACCGTGGCCTCGCATCCGAGTTCGGCCTCACCCCGGCAGCTCAGGCGAAAATGCGCCCGGCAGATCCGGGCAAACCCCAGAACCGCTTCGGCCGATTCGGGAAAAAACCCGATGCGTGATTACGTCGCCATCGCGGATAAGTACGCGGCGGACGCTATAGCGGACCGGAAGGGGCGCCGCTACGGGAAGTGGATCCGGCTCGCGGCGAAGCGGTACAAAGCGGACCGGAAGCGGGCGGCCCGGAAACGCCGGCCCCCGTTTATATTTGACGAGTGGCACGCGGCGGACGCATGCGCGTTTATCGAGGAAATGCCCCACGTAGAGGGGGAATGGGAGACCCCCACCCTGGTGCTCGACCCGTTCCAAGTATTTTTTGTGGTCCAGCTATTTGGGTTTCGGAACCCAGACGGTACCCGCCGGTTTACCCACGCGTTACTCGCTATAGGGCGGAAGAACGGAAAATCTGCCCTGGCGGCGGCGATCCTGCTTTACTGCTTTTTGTGCGAGGGCCACGCGGGGCCGCAGGTAATCGCGGCGGCGACCACGGGGGACCAGGCCCGCATAGTTTGGAAAGTCGCAAAAGCGATGTGTGACAAATTATCGGAGCTGCGGGAAGAGTTTATAGTAGAAACGTTTGCCCACTCTATCGCGTGCTATGGAAACCACGGCATGTTCAAGCCGATATCCGCCAAGGCGTCTACCCAGGACGGCTTAAACCCCTCGGCGGTTTGCCTGGATGAAATCCATGCGCACAAGTCGCATGACCTTTTGAACGTTTTAAAATCTGCTGCCGGCGCCCGCCGTAACCAGTTGTGGCTATACGTGACTACCGAGGGGTACGAAACCCCCGGGCCCTGGCCGGAGTTGCGGAAATTCGCCGAGCAGTTGTTACAAAACCTAGTCGCGGCGGACCATATGCTAGCCCTGGTATACGCGCTGGACGACGCGGATGATGAGTATGACGAGGCGGCATGGGCCAAGGCGAACCCCCTGCTACTGACAAACCCGCTACTGCTGGGCGCGATCCGCAAGGAAGCGATTGAAGCAAAACAGATGCCTGGGGCGGCGGCGGAGTTTAGGATCAAACGCTGCAACCGCCGCAGCTCGAACGCGGCGGGCTGGACGGATCTATCCCGGTGGCGCAAATGCGCCCGGGCATTCGACCTGTCAGAAATGGAGGGCTACCCCTGTTGGGGGGCCATCGACCTGGCCAGCACGCGGGACACCACCGCCTGGCGCCTGGTGTGGCTGGTGGAGGATACGTTTTACACCTGGGGTCGGTTTTGGGTGCCGTTGGAGGCGGTCCACCAGCGGACCAACCGGGGCACCACCCAATACGCCCCATGGGTCGAGACGGGTCACATGCAGGTAACCCAGGGGGACACGGTGGACTATGCGGTAATCGAGCGGGACATCATCGCGGATTGCGAGCGGTTCCGCCCCTCCGTGGTCGCGTATGACGACTGGAACGCATCGGATCTAGTTAACCGGCTGGTAGATCAGGAGATACCGATGATTAATTTCATCCAGGGCCCCCGGTCGTATCACCCGGCCATGCAGGAGCTGGAGCGGGCGTACATTTCGGGGAGGCTAGTACACGAGAATAGCCCTGTGCTAACATGGCACGCAGCGAACATGGTTGCCCGGTATGACCAGAATATGAACAGCGCACCCGACCGGAGGAAGTCAAGTGAAAAAATCGATGGCATGTGCTCGCTGTTGATGGCGGTCGGGGTGGCGGTGAGTGGGGTGTATCAGGCATCGGTCTATGAGACCCGGGGACTGTCGGAGGCGTAACAATGAGATTCAGTGATTGTGTAGTGCTAACATCGGTCGGCGCCATTACCTACGGCGCATGGCTCCTCCACGGCCCGGTGGCGTTTATCGTGGGGGGAGGTCTGGCGCTGGCACTGGCCCTGCCTTTTGCGGCCCGGATGCCCGTTAAATGAGCGGGATATTTTCGGGAATGTTCGGCTCGTCGCAGCCGGTTAGTTCCGATGACGGTTGGGTTATCCGGTTGCTCGGGGGCCACAAGACCCAATCGGGGGTGCCGGTTAGCGAGTTTACCGCGCTGAATCTACCGGTGGTATACGCATGCGTTAACCGGATCTCGAACCCTATTGCAATGTTCCCCCTTCAAATTTTTCGGGATGGCCCGGACGGCGATCCCGTGGAAGACCGCGACCACCGGCTCAACCATGTTTTGCGCAAGCGGCCAAACCCCTTCATGAACGTCCGGGACTTGAAAAAGACCGGGCAGAATCACGCGTGTCTCTGGGGTAACGCCTATCAGGAGATCCAGCGCAACGGGGCGGGGGAAGCCGTAGCCCTGTGGCCGCTGATGCCCTGGGCTACCTGGCCGGATAAATCCGGCGATACCCTGACATTTAAAACCAATATCGGCGGGCAGACTTTCTCCCTGCCGTCTGAAAACGTGGTTCATGTCATGGACGTTTCCCTAGACGGGTTCGTCGGCCTCTCCCCCATTCAACAAGCGCGGGCGGCGGTCGGTCTGGCAAAAGCCGCCGAGACGTATGGCGAGAAGTTTTTCGCCAACAACGCCACCGCTGGCGGGTTTTTGCAGCACCCGGGGAAACTGAGCAGTAAAGCCAAGGGTAACATCCGGGACGATGCGGAAAAACAGGGCGGGCTCGATAATGCGCACCGGATAAAAGTACTCGAAGAGGGGATGAAATTTATACCGACCACCATCCCCCCGGACGATGCGCAGTTTCTTAGCACCCGCGAGTTTCAAATAGGCGAGATCGCCCGTATCTATAACGTGCCCCTTTTCCTGCTCCAGCATGAGCAAGCGGGTACCGTTTGGGGTACGGGGATGGAGCAGATAATTATTGCGTTTATCGTGCACAGCCTGGAGCCCTGGACCGCCGCTTGGGAGGCGGAATACAATCTCAAGTTATTCAGTGAGGCGGAGCGAGATGCGGGCTACTTCGTCAAGTTCAATATGAACTCGCTACTGCGTGGGGATATGGCCGCCCGGGCCGCGTTCTACGATTCAGGCATTGGCGCGGGGTGGCTGCTGCCCTCCGAGGCCCGCCGTAAAGAGGACCTCCCCCCAGTCGAGGGGATCGATGATAAACCCGCCGCACCACCCGCAACCCCAGGAGCTCACGCTGATGCTGACATTTAACCAACTGCTGGCGCTACTCGCGCGGGAGCCTGTGGCCCTGTGGGGCGACTGGCTACAGTCCTTCATGACCGCCCGGAGATTTCCCGGGCAAGGTGTGGCGGGGACGGACGCTAAGATTGCACCTGCCACGCAACGGGCGGTAGCGTCCCGGGCCGGCGCCGTTACGGTGATTCCCGTGTCGGGGGTAATCACCGGTAAGCCCACCATGTGGGAGCCTTACGGGCTTACCACATCGGTGCAGACCGTGGTGACCCAGACGCGGGAGGCGGTAAATAACCCGGACGTTAAAGCCGTAGTGTGGGACATGGACACCCCGGGAGGGTCTACCTCCGGGCTGGCAGAAGGCCACGCGGAGTTGATGGCCCTGCGGGGAAAAACCCCCATCATTGCCCAGGTGAACCACCTTTCGGCTTCCGCCGGGTACTGGATAGCGTCCGCCGCAGATGAGATTGTCGCGGCGCCGAGCGCCCTGACCGGATCGGTGGGGGTGTATATGATGCACGCGGATATTAGCAAAATGCTCGAGGCGGAAGGCGTGGACGTCCAATTTATTCAGGCGGGTAAAGATAAGATCCTCGGGAACCAGTTCGGCCCGCTCGGGGACGCCGGGCGCGAGTATTTCCAGGGCCTGGTAGACCATGCGTACCAGCAATTTACAGACGCGGTAGCCACGGGCCGGGGGGTAAGCGCGGCGGAAGTCCGTAGCGCCCGGTTCGGGGAGGGACGGGTATTGACCGCCGATGCCGCTAAAAAAGCGGGTATGGTTGACGCGATAAGAACAATGGATCAAACTTTGACTTTGTACGGCGCTTCTGCGCCTACGGGCGATAGGCAGCGGCGCACCTTGGCGCTAAAACTCCAGGAGATGAACAATGAGTAAAATGCGGGAACTACGCGAGAAACGCGCCCAGGCAGTTACCGGGATGCGGGCCCTTCTGACCTTGGGGGAGTCCGAGGCCCGGGAACTTTCCGCCGAGGAGGTCACCAAGTACGACAACCTCGAGGCCGAGGTGGTAAAGCTGGACGCGGCGATCCGGCGCGAACAGAACCTCGAGCAACTGGAGGCGGCTAGCGCCCAGGCCCTCCCGGCGGTGGCGGCGGCAATCGGCACCGCCCAGGCACCCCCCGGCGCGGGTGGCATCCCTCACGCCCCCGGCGCCCCCGCCGCGCGGGAGTTTGAATCGTTCGGCGAGTTTATGCACGCTGTGCGGTTCCGCCCGGAGGATCAGCGCCTGGCGAGCCAGTACCAAGATTTTGATGTGCGCGGCGAGCAGTCCATGGGCACCGGATCTCAGGGTGCCTTCGCCGTCCCCCAGCAGTTCCGGCCGCAGATGCTGGAGGTCAGCCCCCAGGAGTCGATTATCCGCCCCCGGGCTACGGTAATCCCGGCAGGCACGCCCCCTGACGCCGCAATCACGATGCCGGCCCTGGATCAGACCACGGGGGACAACTCCGCCCCGGATAACGTCTATGGCGGGATCAAGGTGTTCAAAACCGCTGAGGGTGGGGAGAAGCAGGAAACTGATTTCGATTTGCGCGAGATCACCCTGGAGCCCCAGGAGCTGGCGGGGCTGCTGACCGCTAGCGACAAGCTGCTGCGCAACTGGCCGGCGGCCAGCACTATTATCGAGCGCCTGTTTCGTAACGCGATGCTGGCGAAAGAGGATCATGAGTTCCTCCAGGGGAACGGCATCGGCGGCCCCCTGGGGATCCTCAACGCGGGCGCCACCCGTGTGGTAACCCGGGACACCGCAAACACCATCGAGTATGAGGACATCGTTGAAATGGTATCCCGGCTGCTGCGGCGCGGTGGCTCCCCGATCTGGATGGCCTCGCAGTCTGTTATGCCCAAGCTGCTGACCATGAAAAACCGTTCCGGATCGCCTTTCACCGGCGACGGGGCTCTGATTTTCCAGCAGTCCGCACAACCCGGCGTTCCGGATATGCTGATGGGCTACCCCATCATGTGGCATGAGCGGTCGCCCGCACTGGGCACCAAAGGCGATTTGACCCTGGCGGATCTCAGCAACTACCTGATCAAAGACGGGTCCGGACCATTCGTCGCCAGTTCCGAGCATGTGAAGTTCACCACCAACAAGACTGTTTTCAAGATCTTCTGGAACGTGGACGGGCAACCCTGGCTGACCGCGCCGTTCACGCAGGAAGGGGGCTTTGTAGTCAGCCCGTTCGTTACCCTCGGCACCGCCGGCTAAAACCTCCCGCCCCGGTCCGCCGGGGCCAATTTTCGGGGAATAAAAATGAGCATTACCAAACGCAAATTGCACGAGGTCATCAACGCCACGGACTCCGCCGCGTGGGTATCGATGCAGGACTATCGCCAGGTAACCGGCGTCGCCATCATGGTTGATGCCGACGACGGCGAGGGCGCCACCATCCAACTGCGTAAGGCCACGGACTCGTCCGGGTCGAACGCGGCGGATCTCGGCGACGCCGTAACAGTCAGCTCCACCGCCTCGGATGTGGACGTAACCGCGATGGCCAGCGCCTACGCCAGCGAGCTCGGGGAGACTGCGGGGGGCACGGCGTTTACCCACGTATCGGCGACGGCTACTAAGGCCGGTTCGCCCGCCCCGGGCGAAACCTTGACCGCGTTTGTCATTCGGTCGGATAGCCGGTTCAGCGAGTGATTGTTCTGAAGGAGTTCCGGGATCGACGCACCGGGCGGATTCTCCCCGCCGGGTGCCCATTCGAGGGGTCAGGGGGGGATGCGTATGTCCAGTGTCTGTTGCGGGAAGGCCACATCGGCGACGATGGACCGCCGGTGGGAGGGGCGGACGGTGGCGATAGTAGCGAGCGGCCCGAGCCTGAAAAACGCAGACCTGGCCGCCCTCGCAAACGTCCCCACGATAGCAGTCAACGATAACTGGCGGAAAGTCCCCACCGCCGAAATCCTCTATGCCGCCGACGCCCCCTGGTGGGCGTATCATGGATATGTGCCGGAGTTCGCCGGGGAGCGGTGGACCCAGCACAAAGGCCCCTCCGGTTGGGCCCGCCACGCCCTGGGCCAGGGCCTACACGTAATCCGGTCGGCAGCGAGCCCCGGGATATCAACGGACCCCGCGCTAATCCATACCGGCAGCAACTCCGCTTTTCAGGCGTTGAACCTGGCCGTCCTCGGTGGCGCCCGGCGAGTGCTGCTTCTCGGTTGCGACATGACCGGCGCCCACTGGTTCGGGCAGCACCCGCCGGAGCTGCGCCGCCCTAGCCCATATGACCGGTTCCGCCAGGCGTTCGAGCGGGCCGCGCCTCAACTCCAGGCCCTCGGCGTCGAGGTTATCAATTGCTCCCCCATTTCCACCATCCAGGCGTACCCCCGTATGACCCTGCCGGAGGCCCTATCATGCGGGTAGTCTGCGTGCTGCGATCAGGCCCCACATATGGCCCGGAGTATGTCTATCGGCTGCAAGCGGGGGTGCTGCAACATTTGCCCGGGGCGCAGTTTATTTGCCTGACCGATACCCCGGATGCGCTGCCCGGGGTGAAGTGCGTGCCACTCATCCACGCGTGGGGCGGGTGGTGGTCAAAGCTGGAGCTGTTCCGCCCGGACCTGTCGGGGGACTTGCTGTATTTCGATCTCGATACCGTCCTGTGTGGCGACCTGTCGGAGATCGCGGCGGTAGGCAGGGACACGTTTATTCGGGATTTCTACCGCCGGGGGCAGTGCCTGGGATCCGGGATGATGTACCTTACGGAAATGCGCCGCGCCAAAACCTGGGCCACCTGGATGCGGCACCCGGCCCGCTGGATGCAACGATACCAGCGCGGGGGGGACCAATCTTTCCTTGAGACCATCTATGCGGGTACCTGCGCCCGGTGGCAGGACCAGACCCCCGGGCAGGTGGTCAGCTACAAAGCGCACTGCGCCCGAGGGCTGCCCGTCGAGGCGCGGGTGGTATGCTATCATGGGTTACCGAAACCACATCAAACGGGGTGGGCCACGCATGGATCCATTGATAAAGCAAGAGCGGGATAAGTACCGCACGATGTGGGCGCTTGACCGATATCGGGAGCGGTCACCGGGAATGCGGTTACTGGAGCAGGGCCTAGCGTGGCTACAGCCCGTGCCCACCGCCAAGATTTGCGATTGGGGGTGTGGCACCGGGCGGGCCACCCGGGCCATGCGGGACCTCGGGTATGACATGACCGCTGTCGATATCGCGGACAACGCGTGTCTGGAGTTCGCCGGCCCGTATTTCCAGGGGTGCTTGTGGGATCTGCCCCTGATCCCGACCGCCCCGTTCGACCACGGGTATTGCTGCGATGTGCTGGAGCACCTCCCGCCGCAGAAAGTGCTTGGGGCGCTGCGGGGGATCGCGTCGAACACCCAGCCGGGCGGAACGGTATTTTTCCAGATCGCCCGGTTCAAGGACGCGGACGGGTTGCACCTCTGTCTGCGCGATCCAGATTGGTGGGCCCAGAGTTTCGACAAAGCGTTTAGCCGCACAGAATGGATTATCCAGCCCAAATACCTGTTGGCGCGGGCTCAGGTATGAAGTGGGGCCAGGTCGCCGAGCACCACCCCCGTGTGGCCATAGTCGCCAGCGGCCCAAGCGCCCGGGGGGTACAGATCCCGGGGGGCGTTACCATAATCGCGGTCAACGGGGCTATTGATTGGTTGGATCGGGCCGACTACTGGTTTACCCTGGATCCGAGCGAGGCCAATTGGTCGCGTATGCACCACCGGCGCCCCGGGGTTTCGTACGTGGCGGCGGTGCCGGATAATTTCGGGACGCGGGCGGCGGAAACGGCGGTAATGCGGCGGCCCGCGCTGGACGGGGTGCGATACCTTCATCGGGTAACAGGAGACGGACATGGGTCACTCAGGTGCAAACCGGGTTTGTGTGAGGATATTGGCGGCATTCATACTGGCAATTCTGCCTATGGTGCCCTCGGCTTGGCGTTTCACTTCAGGGCGCGTCGGATCGCCCTATTCGGTGTCGATGCGTCCCCAGACCCCCGTATCGAAGGGGGCCTGCCGGGCAATCTCGCGCACCTCCCGGAACTATTCAGCAGCACCCTATCGCAGTTGCAGGCAGCGGGAGCCGAGGTCGTGAACGGCAGCCCTAACAGCCAGGTTGAGGCGTTCCCGCGCATGGCCCCGCACGAGGCCATGGAGTGGTTGAGGGCGCCCACATGCTGACTCTGATTACCGGACCTGCCGTCCCGCTGCTATCGCTCAGCGACGCACGGGACCACCTACGCGTGGCTCCCTGCGGGTCGCCCGCCACGCACCCGGATGACGCTTTGATAGAGGCGCTGGTGGGGATTGTAACCGACGAGCTGGATGGCGTTAACGGGTGGCTGGGCCGGGCCCTGATCGATCAGACATGGTTGCTAACCCTGGACCGGTTCCCCGGGGCGCGGCGATTTTGGCATTTCGGCGCAGGGGATTACTGCGTTTGGGACCGGATCCCGCTCCCCCTGACCAGCCCTCTCTACAGCGGGGCGTCGCCCGCACCGGCCCCGGTTACGTCGGTAACTTACGTTGACGACGACGGGGCTACTCAAACGTTGGTAGAGGGCACCGATTACCGCGTGGTAACTGACGGCGATCCGATTTTCATCGAGCCCATTTTCGGAGCCTGCTGGCCGGATACCCGGGACATCGCGGGCGCCGTCCGCATCACGTACCAAGCGGGTTACGGGCCTACCGCCGCCAGCGTGCCGGCGTCTATACTCGGGTATGCCCGGATACGCCTAGGCCAGTTGTACGAGTTCCGGGAAATGGTAGTAGTCGGCGCGACCCCGGCGGTGGTGCCCTTCCTGCGGGACAGCCTGGAAAATGTGCGGTCCAGGGGCCTCACGTGAGGGCCGCCCGGCTGCGACACTGGGTCGCGCTGGAGCAACGGGTGGAGTCGGCAAACGACACGGGGGAAGTCGTTTGGACCTGGGAGGAAGTTTGCAAAATTTGGGCGGAGATCGCGCCGGTATCGGGACGGGAGGTGACCCCCTTATCTGAGGTGCAGGCACAGGCGACGCATGCTATCCTGATTCGGTGGCGCTCAGGCGTAACCGCTAAAATGCGCATCGTCGAAATCTGCGAGCCGTCCGTGCAGTACGATATTCAAGTGCCACTGGCAAACGCCCGGCGGACGGAAATAAAATTGATGTGCGTTACCCGCGATGCGGAGGGGTGGAGGGGCTAATGGCAGTCGAGGGGATCCAGCAGCTTTTAAAAAAGTTCGATCAGCTAAGCGTGGCGGGCAAAGCGAAGGTGCTTCGGGCCGCGTGCAGAGGGGCCGGCGCAGCGGTGGCTAAGGACGCCCGGACCCGGATCCCCGTAGGTAGCGAGTCCCACCGGACCTATGATAAGCAGCTCGTTGCCCCGGGTTTCGCCCGCCGGTCTATCGTGGTGCAGGTGCAGAAAAACTTTACCACAGGGGCCATCAGCGCCGTGGTGGGGGTGCGGGCCCGGGCGTTTTATGCGATGCAGTTTATTGAAATGGAACGGGGTAAATCCTCCCAGACCGGCAGGCCGTGGTTGGTGCCCGCTTTTGAAGCGACCCGGGCGAAACAAATTTCTGAGTTCGAACGGCGGTTTAAAGACGTAATCGCTAAGGCGCTGAAAAAACAATGAGCCTTGAAGCCTCGCTATTCACGTTTCTTACCGACGCCGCAAGTGTGGCCGCGTTTGTGGGGACACGGGTTTTCCCGGGGGTAATTCCCCAGGGCGCGGCGCAACCGGCAATCGTCTACGCCAAGCGGGGCCGGAACCGGCAGCAACTTTTTTGTGGTACCGATGGGCTTAAACGGACGCGGGTAGATATCGATTGTTACGCCACCAGCTACCGGCAATCGGTCCTGTTGGCGAACGCCGTTACTGCTGTGCTAGAAGATTTTAGTGGTACAATGGGGACCACGCGGGTTCCTAGAATTTTTTTGGAGTCCGAAACGGACCTGTCCGACCTAGAGCCGGGGCTATATCGGCAATCTCAGTCATGGGCCATTTGGCACCGGGAACTATAATAGAGGGTTACGAAAATGGCGATAGGCGAAGGCACAATTGGCGGGTTTAAAGTGTATATCGGGGACGGCCTCAGCCCGGAGGGGTTTGACGCGTGGTGCGAGGTTTTCAATATCCCCGAGTTCGGTCAGACTAACGACCTCGTGGAAATCACCTCGTTTTGTAACGAGGGTTCCCGGCGGTACGCCCCGGGCCTGGCTGACGGCCTGGAAGTAGAATTCCAGGGGAACCATATCCCTAACGGGGCTGTTCAGGAGTCGCTACGCGATCACGTTATTGCAAAGACCTCCTCAATCAATCTGCGGATTGACGACGAGAATATCAGCCCCGCCGAGCAGTACGTGCTGAACGTGGTGCCCCTCTCCTGGCGCATTGGCCCCGTCGTGGACGGCCGCAATACGTTCCTCTTCGGCGTTAAAATTAACTCAATCACGGTGCCGTAATGGATACTATCACTAACCTCGAGCAACTGCTGGCAGCGTCCGCCCCCCTCATCATGGAGGTTACGGTGGGCACCGCCACGGTGCGGGTCCGGGAGCTGTCGGTGGCGGGCCGGGATGAATTCTTGGCTGCGTCCAAAGATGGTAACGCAGCCGCAGCGGTGACCATCGTCCGGTTGTGTGTGGTGGACCTGTCCGGGCGGCCCCTGATGACCCAGGAGGACGCCGAGAAGCTGGCGGGCCAATCCGGGAAATTCGTGCAGACGCTGGCCGAGCAGATCCTGAAAATGTCCGGGCTGAGCGACGACGAGGGAAACGGCGACGCCTCTCAAACGACCAGCGCTTCCTCCACCGCTTAGCGTTGGCCCTCGGCTATACGGTGGCCGAGTTAAAACAGCGGATGGGGTCGAGGGAGTTGCAGGATTGGGGGGCGTATTATGCGGTCGAGCCCTGGGGCCAGATGCGGGACAATATGCACTCGGGAATGATCGCCGCGCAATTGGCGAATCAGGGCCGCAAGCGAGGCAGCCGGGCGCAGACCTACGAGGACTTTTTGCTAATTCCTGCGCGAGAGAAATTCGAGGATAACCGCAAACGGTTTTTCGGGTCGTTAAAATCACTGGCTAAGCGGGGGTAGTATGGCGGATCTGGCACGGCTGGTCGTACGGCTCGAGGCGGAAAGCCTCAAGTTCCAAAAGGAGCTGGACCAGTCAAAGCGCAAATTGACCCGGTTTGAGAAGGCTGCGAATAAGTCCACCAAAAATATCGGGCGGGCGGTAAAAGCATCCGGCGCGGCTATCGGCGTCGGGGCAATCGCAGCGGCGGCGGGGTTCGCGTTGATGATTCGCAGCCAGCGCAACGTAATAGATTCTCAGGCCAAACTCGCCCAGCAGCTCGATACCACCGTCGCCAGCGTGGCTAACCTGGAGCGGGCGGGGGAACTGGGCGGGGTAGCCCTGGGCAAGATAGACGCGGCCAGTCGGCGTTTGAATGTAAGCATCGGTAAAGCTATTGAGGGTACCGGACTCGAAGCCGAGGCGTTTGACCGTCTCGGGGTCAGTGCAAAAGCCCTGTTTGAAATCCCGCTCGATCAGCGCCTCGCTAAAATAAACGCGGCCCTTAACGATAACGTAACGGCGGCGGAACGCGCGTCGGTAGCCTCCGATATTTTCGGGACCCGGAACGCGGCAGCTATTCGGCAATTGCAGCCGGAGGTAATCGCGGAAGGCGCCCGCCAGGTGAAGTTGTTCGGCCTGGCCCTCACGGACATTGACGCTAAAAAAGTAGAGACCGCCAACGACGCGATGGGCACGTTTGCGTTACTGGCCAAAGGCGTCAAAACCCAAATCACAGTACAGCTCGCACCGGTCCTACAAAAGCTCGGCCAGCAGTTTTTGGACGCTGCCGAAAAGGCGGGGGGCCTGGGGAATCAAGTCCGAAACGCGGTAAGTGATATTGTCGGGTTTGCCCAGGTAGTGCTAAATATCGGGGCGGTAATAGGCCGCACATTTTCCACAATGGCAAATAGTATTGTGGCGCTGGTCGCGTCCAACCTGGCAGCCCTTAACGCATTCGCCAGCGGGGTGCATAGCGTGTTTGCCCTCCTCCCAGACGCCTTAGGCGGGGACAAATTCCAGAAAAACGCCGAGGAGTTCGCCGCCGCCGCGCGGATGAACGCGGACGTAGCGGGGCAGGCGCTTGACAAGATCCGGGAGAATCTGACCAAACCGCTCGCAGGTAACGCCGTGGCCGACTGGTTCAAAGATGCCCAAAACTCCGCCGACGCTTCCGCCGCCGCAGCGGTTAAAGCAACCGCCGCCTTGCGCAAGACCGGGGAGGGTGCGGGGGAGATCGACACCAAAGCGGCCGCTGCTGCCGAGTCCCTGGCGGGTATGGTGGATCAGCTAAATATGCAGATGGCGACAGCGGATATGACCGCAGGCGCTACGCTGCGGTATCGCCTCAGTGTGGGCGACCTATCTAAGGATATCGCCCTGGGGGGGGCAGCGGCTGAGCGGTACGGGGAGACCTTGGCACAATTAAGTTTCGAGCTGGACGACAACGCAGAGGCCCAGGCAGCGGCGGCCAAGTCGGCGAGCGAGCAGGCGAGCGCGATGGCCCGGGGGGTCAGTTTGGCCACATCGCTGCAAACGCCCCTGGAGACGCTGCGGGCCACCTATGCGGATCTTAACGATCTCCAGGCCCGAGGGGCCATCACCCAGGAGACATACAATCGGGCGGTGGCTGCGGCCCAGGTTGCCTTTGATGAGGCCAGCGAGGGGGCGAATCAATTTGGTATCGATATGGAAGAGATTGGTCGAACCCTGGGGCAGAACCTCCAGAACAGTTTGGCGGATTTCCTCTTTGACCCATTCGCGGATGGCACCAAATCGATGCGGGAGCAATTCAGTGACCTGCTTAAACGGATGGCTGCGGACGTAGCGTCGGCGGCGATCATGGAAGGGATATTTGGGGGCGAGGGGGTCGGCAGTGGCGGGGGGTTGCTGGGTAAGGCGGCATCGCTCGCGGGTAGCTTCTTTGGCGGGGCCAAAGCCAACGGCGGGCCGGTTCAATCCGGCGGGGCCTTCCTGGTCGGCGAGCGCGGGCCGGAGGTTTTCGTGCCGGGCAGTAGCGGGACGGTCGTCGATGCCAGGGATACCGCGCGGATGGGCGGGGGGTCGGTCACGGTCAACGTGTCCACGCCAGACGCTGATTCGTTCCGGGCCAGCCGCCGGCAGATCTCACGCGTGATTAAGCAGGGGGTGGCGGTATGACGGCCCGGTTTATTGATGTGGCGCTAGATGACTGCGTGCCGGGCTACCCGGCTTTCTCTAGCCCCCGCTGGTCCACCCGGATAGTCATGGTGGACAGTGGCGCGGAACAGGTGAACCAGCGGTGGGAACACCCCTTGCACGCATATACCTTGCCGGAGGCGGTGCGGGAGCACGAGGTGTTCGAGGCGATACACGACCATTGGCTGGTAATGCGCGGACCTGTCCATACCTTCCCGTTTCGGGATCCGCTGGACTTTGCCAGCGTAGCCCTGGCCAGGCCAAACACCGCACCTACGGTAAGCGGGCTGGATCAGGTTATCGGCACCGGGGACGGCACCACCCTAACGTACCAACTGACCAAAACATACACGCGCGGCCCGGAGAGTTACACCCGCAAAGTGTACCACCCCGTAGTTAGCTCTGTGGTCGTTACCGTGGGGGGCGTGGATCCGCTTACGTTTAGTCCCCCGCTCACCTGGAGCGTGGACCGGCTGACCGGGGTTATCACGTTCGACGCCGCGCCGGATAATGGGGACGTCATACGGGCCGGGTATTTATATGACGTTGAGGTTCGGTTTGAGTCCGACGAGGCCTTTGACGGTATCGTTCGGACATTCGGCCTCGGCGGATTCGCTGACATTAATTTAATTGAGGTCCGCCCGTGCGGATAAGGTAGGGACGTATGGCTCTTTTGTGGTGCGATGGGTTTGACCATTACGGTAGTATCGGAAATATGACCGAGGGGGCATGGGCGGAGGTAAGTACCGGCACCAACCGGTGGGAGCTGTCTACGGCAAACCCCCGCACCGGGACTCACGCTATGCGCAGACAGATATCCACCGCTACTAGGCAGGTATTACGCCGAGTTTTGGGGGGCGCAAAAACCACGGTGGGGGCAGGGTGCGCGGTTTATTTATCTAACCTCCCGATAGCTAACAATAAATACGTACTATTCGATTACCGAGACACAGCAAACGGGATCCAGGTATCGGTAGTCGTACAGTCTACGGGGATTATAGAGGTTCTTAGGGGCAGCATGGCCGCCACCGTGGTCAGCTTGGGGGCCACCGCTAGCCCCGTAGTAACCGCAGAGACATACCAGCATGTTGAGGCCCTCGTATTTTTTAGCCAGACCGTAGGGACCGTAGAAGTCCGAGTTAATGGGGTTACCGTGCTATCAATAACGGGGGCGGACACGGTAGCGACGGCCAACGTTGAGTGTAGCCAGGTTGCGTTTTTGTGCGCGGCTAATGACACCTCTAATGCTGATCACGGGGTAATCAGCGATTTAGATGATGTTTTCTGCTACGACGATACCGGCAGTTTTAATAATACTTTCGTAGGGGACCGCCGGGTATTGACCCTCTTCCCCGACGCGGATACGGCGCAAGCGGATTGGACAGTAGTCGGCGCAGCCAACGGCTTTGACGCAATTAATCAGGCAAACCCAGATGACGACACCACGTATATCTCTGCGGGCGTCCCGGGGTCTCCTACGGAGGTATCCGAATTCGGCGTGGAAGACCTCCCCGCAGGGATAAGCGCGGTTAGCGCGGTCGTCCTGGTTAATAGGAGCCGTAAAACCGAGGCGGGTACCGCAAACGTCCAAATGTCGGTGATAAGTGGCGCGGCTGAATCCGCCGGAACGGACCACCCGATGACGGAGGTCTACACATACCGGCAAGACGTGTTTGAAACCGACCCGGACAGCGCCGCGCCGTTTACCCCCTCCGAGGTTGACGCGATCGTAATTAAAGCCGACCGGACCGCCTAGCCGTGGCGGACGCCCGCACAACCCAAATCGCCGCGCTGGTGCTCGCGGACGATGCCCCGCCAGACGCGGACGCCCGCCTAACCCAGGCCGCAATGCTGGTCCTCGCGGAAGACGCCCCCCTAGTCGAAGCCCGCATGACTCAGCTCGTGGCGCTGGTCCTCGCGGAGGACGCCCCGCTAGTAGACACCCGCATGACTCAGCTCGCGGCGCTGGCGCTGGCAGAGTTCGACGCGTCCATACGCACCACCCAGGCGGCAATGCTGGTGCTCGCGGATCAGGTGGGTTGCTTCACCCGCTGGGCGCAGACCTGGACAATCACCCGCACGGACGGAACGGTTCAGGGGTTCACCTCGCTGGACCGGGCCTTGACGTTCCGGGGAGTAGTCCACCAATCTTGTGGCAGCATGTCCGCCACGGCGGTGGAGGTATCCAGCATAGTGGGGGGGCAGGGTAGCCAGGAGTTGAGGGGGATCCTGTCCGCTGCGGGGGTGTCCGAGTCGGATCTATACCACGGGCTGTATGACGGGGCGCTGTTGGAGTCCTGGCTAGTGCCCTGGGAAAATTCGGGGGGGGAGACGCCCGTGCCCCTGATAGTGGGGGTGCTGGGCCAGGACCGGCATGACGTTAACGAGCTCAGCATCGAGATACTGACCGACTCCGCAAAACTGCAACAATCCGCGCTGCTGGAAATCTTCACCCCCACTTGCAGGTATGGGTTCGGGACGCAGAATGACGCCCGGTGCCCCGTGGACTTGGCCGCCCTAACCGTGAGCGGGACCGTTACCACTACAGCGGTCCCCGTGAGCCCCAACAACGCGGCCCGCCGGATCTTCGTTGACTCGAGCAGGGGCGAGGCGGACCGCCATTTTGACCTGGGGCAAATAACGTGGACCTCGGGGGCCAACTCCGGGGCCAGCAGCGAGATTAAATCCTTTGCAGCGGGGCAATTTGTTCTTTGGGATGCTACGCTAAACCCAATTGCCCTAGGCGACGGCTATGACGCCACGCCTGGTTGTAATAAATCGACCGCGGATCACCTGCGGTTCAACGCGGATCTGGTCGATTTCGGAGGGTTCCCGCACGTTCCGGGGATCGATAGTATCAGTGACACGCCAGACGCCAAGGGGTAGACGATGCCAGACGCGCGGGCGATAGTGGAGGAGGCGCGGCAATGGGTGGGCACCCCCTACGTGCATCAGGCTGCTGCGTTCGGCGCCGGCTGCGATTGTGTGGGGTTGATCCGGGGCGTGGGTTTCGCCACGGGGGCGCTTCCCCGCCGGGATCAGGAGTGGAAACGGTTTAACGCGTATGGGCGCCTGCCGAATCCCGCGCGGATGGCGGAGGGGATGCGGGAATTCCTCCTACCTGTCGATGGCGCACCCGAACCGGGGGACATCTTGTGGTTGGCGTGGCGGTCCCTTGCGCAGCCTATGCACCTTGCCATCTATACGGGGGACACGATGATTCACAGCTATAGTGATATCGGGCGGGTGGTCGAGCACGCTTACTCCCCGGAGTGGCAGCGCCGGTTGCATAGCGTCTGGCGGTATCCCCTTTGAGTGGGTCTTCCCTAGGCCAGATAGCCGGCGCGGTTGTCGGCGGGGTAATCGGTGGGGCGACGGGGGGCCCGGCGGGGGCGCTGAAAGGGGCCTCAATCGGGTACACCCTGGGGGGCATTGTTGACCCGCCCCCCGGCCCGGATATCACGGGGCCTCGGCTAGATGACTTGCGGGTCATGGTATCGACTTACGGGGAGGCTATCCCCCTGGCATACGGACCACAGAACCGGGTAGCCGGCAATGTGGTCTGGAGCACCGGCCTAATCGAGACGGAAAAAGAAGAGGACGGGGGCGGCAAGGGCGGCGGCGGATCCAGCAGCACCACCTACAGTTACCGCACCTCCGTTGCGCTGGCGGTATCAGGCCGCCAGATCCAGGGGATAAACCGAATATGGGCGAACGGCAAAGTCATTTTTGAAATCCCTGTAACGTCCCCGCCGAGTGCGATCCCCGCTATCAGTCAAACCAACGGCTTGTTTTTCAGCATTGTGGATGATCCCGCCAGCCCCTCCACCGGCCCCGGCACCGACATTAACGGCACATTTTTTGAGTTCGAGACCCACGCGGTCTTTTCCGAGCTCCACGTTTACCCCGGCAGCACCACGCAGGTAGCGGACACTCTGATAGAGGGGATCGAGGGGGCGGGCAACGCGCCAGCGTACCGGGGGATCTCCTATATCGTCCTTAAAGATTTGCAGCTCGCGGATTTTGGCAACCGGTTGCCTAACCTGGAGGTGGAGCTGGTCGCTGATACCGAGATCCCCCTGGGCCAGGTGCTGCACGACATTTGCACCCGGGCCGGGGTGGCTAACGCATCGGTTGCGGGGTTGCATGACACCATCGACGGGTACGTAATCAGCCGGGGCAGTGGCCTAGGGGCTAGCGCCCCGCTAGCTACGGCGTTCTTCCTGGACATCACAGAGCAGCGCGGACAGATACGGTTCGTCAAACGGGGGAAGGGCCTCAAGGGCACGTTGTTCCTCTCCAGCATGGGGGCCAGGCAGGCGAACACCGCGCCAATCACCCCCATCGACTACACCAAATCGCCCCCGGTCGATTTGCCCCGGCAGGTAAACATCGATTATTCAGACGCGGCGCTAGACTACCAGACCGGCACGCAACGGGCGTTTCGGGATCAGGGCGCAGCCGAGAATATCACTGCGATCTCCCTCCCCCTCGTGCTGACCGCAGACGCGGCCCGCCGGATTGCGGATAACCAATTGTGGCTACCCTGGACGGCCCGCCGGGGAGCGAATCTGAACCTGTCGGATATGTGGGTCCGGGCCAACCCCGGGGATCTGTTCGGCATACCTGTAGCGGGCCAGGTGCTCCCCTATAAGCTGATTCGGATGGTGCGCGGGGATAACGGGGTGCTGGCCGCTGAGTTCCGGCAGGAGGATTTGATCGCGCTCGCGTCGGATGCGGCAGGAACTACCGGGCGGACAGTGGCCAATTCCGTGGAGCTACCGGGGGTAACCCGCCTGATCCTGGTTGACGCGCCGATTGCCCGGGATGCCGACGACGACACCGGGTTTTACTGGACCGTCTCAGCGGAGTCTTCCGGGTGGCGCGGGGCAAACGTCCTGCGCTCGGCGGATTCCGGCGTTACGTACTCGCAGATGGGCAGCATCGGGGTTCGGGCGGCAATCGGCGACGTATCCGCCGCCCTGCCCGCCGGCCCCTCCGACCTGTGGGACCGCACCAACACGATTACCGTGGTGCTGACCTTTGCAAGTAATACCCTGGAAAGCGTCACGGAAGACGCGGTACTGCGCGGCGCCAACCGGGCCTGGCTGGGCAACGCGAACGGGCAGGGTGGGGAGTGGATCCAGTTTGCTACCGCGACCCTGACCGCGCCGGGGACATACGAGCTATCGGACTTGCTGCGTGGGCGGCTCGGCACCGAGGCCAATATCGGAACGCACGGATCCGGCGAGGTGTTCGTGTTGGCCACATCAACTGAGGTTCGCCGGGACGCGTTCGGGCCGGCGGATTGGAACGTATCACGGCTATTCAAACCGGTATCGATACTGACCGATGCGGCGCTCGCTACGGCCCAGGCATTTACCAATGCCGGCGTCGGCAAAGCCCCCTACAGCCCGGTATTGATCACCGGTGACCGGGACGCGTCGGACAACTTGACCGTCGAGTGGGTACGCAGGACGCGGTTGCAGGTGCCCGGGCTGGGCGCGGGGCCGGTGCCCCTGGGCGAGGCCACCGAGGCGTATGAGATAGATATTCTCGACGGGGCCGCCGTGGTCCGCACCCTGACCGCGACCACCCCCACTGTGGCCTATACAGCGGCGCAGCAGACATCGGATGGACTGACCCCCGGCGACCCCGTACAATTGAGGGTATACCAGATCAGCGACGTTCGCGGGCGGGGCTTCCCCGGCGAGGCAACCGTTTAGGAGATTAGCATGTCAACCACGCCCGACCTCGGAATCCCCTTTATCTCTGGCCAGCAGGCACAGCCGGAGGTTACCCACAATGAGGCGCTTAGCATGGTCCAGGCCGTGCTAAACGGCGTTATCAGTGTCGGGCTAAACACCCCGCCGGGTAGCCCCACGGAGGGGGACAGTTACGTTATCGGCACCTCCCCTACCGGCGCGTGGGCGGGGCGGGCAAACGCCATCGCGCTATTTATCCAGACCGAGTGGCGGTTTCTGCCTGATCGGGATAGCGCGGGATCGATTATTGCGATGGGGGCCCGGCAAGAGGGGCTGCGCGTTTACTCCCGGGCGGACGCGGCGGTTTATTTGTGGTCGGATGACGGTATCAGCCCTGCGG